CGGCAGTTTCCGCGGTACGTTTACCGATTCGGCAGCTCCCGCCGCGCGTGTTCTGAAGCCCGCAACGCCCGTTGAATGTATGAGCGACGCGGAAGCCCAGCGTTTTGCGCGCGGGATCCTGCGGCAAGCGAACAAGAACGCTTACACGGGACACTTCCGGCGTAAATTCACAGCGGAATATGCGGCGGGTAGCGTTCTCAACCTGCAAACGGAAAAAGCACCGAGCTGGAACGGCAAGATCTTCATTACTCGGACGCGCAACAATTTTATCACGGGCGAAAGCAAGATATTTTTCAGGCGAACGCTGGAGGTGTATTGATGGCGGAATTGCAAAAAGGCTATATCAGCACAATCGAAGGCAACACGGCGCGCGTTGTGCCCGATCAAGTTGACGGTTCCGTAACGAAGCCGCTGACGATTCACGCATCGCTTCGCGGCGACGCCGGCAATCTTAAAAAAGGAACGGCTGTCGTGTTCGTTGTGTTTTCCGATCGGTCGGGACTTATACTGAGCCGTGCGGACGGCGAGATCTTCGCGCCCGATTCTTAAAAGGAGGCAACTCATGGCAGTAACTGCAACATTCAGAACAACCGCGGGAACCAAGACGTGGGAAGTCTCCCCGCGCAAGGTTCTCGATATTGACGGGCTGAGCACGGGCTTTGAGCTCGAAGCCGACAACAACAGCGCCGTCGAAGGATCCCCGCTCACAAACGAGCGCGGGCTCAAAAAGAAGCAAATCAGCTTTTCGTCCAACTTCCACGCCGCTCTCGGCTTTGACGTTCGGGCGGAATTTGACAGCTGGGAAACATGGGTGGGACTTGCCGGCATTCTCCGCTTCGGCGGCGAACGCTTCGGCGCGAATAGCTGGCTCCTTACCGGCGCGAAAGCTACAAATATTCAGACCGATCCGAGCGGGCGGTGGCGCAGTTTCAAGATGGCGTTCACTTTTGAAGAAAGCGACGACACCACCGTCGACGACATCGAAGAAGCGGAAGCGGCAATCGAAGCGGCAAAGTCGGCGGTCGGCGTTCAACCGCCCGCGGCGTTTGTAACCGCCAAGAAAGCGCCGAACCCGTTCCTTGCTAAGTTATTGAAAAAGACGACGGGCAGCGAGCTCATCATCGCGCTGGGCGACGTCGTTCGCTTCACAGGCGGCGCGCAATACACAACGAGCACCGGCTCGACGGTTATCAAGAACTCGGCGGCGGGGCTTGCAAAAGTAACCAAATTTGCAAAAAGCGCCCCGCACCCTTATTTTCTCGTCAGCGTCGACGGCTCGACGGATGTCGCGGGCTGGGTAAGCGCATCGCAGGTTACGGTATAAGGAGGCTATTATGTTAAGCAAAGGCAATTCAGATATAGCCGTCTGCGTGAATAATCTGCTCAAAACTTCGCGCGGCGAGGTTCCCTACGAGCGACTGAAAGGCGTCAACTTTTCATTACTCGACGGGCCCGCGTCGACTGCAGGGCAGGAAATGATCGAGGACATAGAATGGATGCTCTCGATTTACGAACCCCGCGCAAAGGTTGACGGCGTTCAGCTCATTCCTGACGACGCGCAGAACGGTCGCTTCACGATAAAGGCAAATATATCAACGCAGGGGGCAACAGACCTATGAACGAATTTATCACAACGGACGCGGAACTGATCCGCGACGAAATAATCACGGAACTCGAATCATCCGTCGGCGGGCCGCTTTACCCGGGCGACGAGCGCAGGATGTTCGCCGAAGCTCTTGTCGCGGTGTTCGTCTCTATGTACAATTCCCTGAACGACGCGGCGCGGCAGAAAATGCTCCGATATGCGCGGGGATCCGTACTCGATGCACTCGGCGAGCGCGTCGGTGTTGCAAGGATCGCACCGACGTCGGCAACGACAACGCTGCGATTCTCTTTATCGGAACCCGTCGGGGAAAACGTATTGATCCCGCAGGGAACCAGAGCCACAAGCGACAGCACCCACTATTTTGAAACGACAGCCGCGGCGGTTATCGAAGTCGGCGAGACGTTTATCGACGTGGACGCGAAAAGCGTCGACGGCGGTGCGGCATATAACGGGATCCCGATCGGAGGGATCAATTCTCTCGTTGATCCCGTTGTGTACGTCGACCGCGTGAGCAATACGACGGAAACGTCGGGCGGTGGCGACGAAGAAACCGACGACAGCTATCGGGAACGAATCAAAGCCGCACCTTCCAAACTCTCGACCGCGGGCCCGATAAACGGCTATAAATACTGGGCAATGAGCGCGGACTCGAAGATCGTCGACGTTACGGTCAAATCGGAGCAGGAGACAATCACGCGCGACTTGCCCGTGTGCGGCGGGAAAGCGTTCAAGGGCGGCGACACGCTTCTCTTCGATACATTGACCGTCTACAAGGCAAACGGCGCCACAGCGGCTAAAAACGGCGATTATACGGCGGAATATACCGACGGGCTTCTCACTATTACGCTAACGAGCGGTGGCGCGCTTTCCGGCGCGTCCAGCGTTAAAATATCGATCGACACAACAAACGCGGGCGTCGTCAGAATCGTGCCTATGTGTGCGGACGGAGAGATCCCCGACGACACCGTTCTCGAGAAAGTCTTTGCTGCCGTCAACGCTTCGGAAGTTCGTCCGCTGACGGACAGGGTAAAAGTCGAAGCTCCGACGGTTGAAGAATATGACGTCGTCCTGACTTACTACACGACCGCAGCAGAAGAAAGCGACTGCATCCTTACGGTAGAAGGCGCGGGCGGCGCGATTGATCAGTTCAACAAATGGCAAAGCGCGGAGCTCGGGCGCGATATAAACCCCGACAAGCTCCGTGCGTTGATTCTCGCACCGTCCGGCGACGGCGCCGTCGGCGCTTCCCGCGTTGTTATTACGAGCCCCACCTTTAAGGAACTGAACGACACGACGATCGCCAAATTCAGCGGAACAAAAACGATCAAACACGAGGTGGTCAAATGATTAAGCTCGACGATGTGGACGTTCTCAAACTCGTTCCCGAATTTATGCGGAACGACGCGGCGGTTCAAGGGCTCGCTGCTGCCGTCAATTCGCTCATCAAAGCGCCGGGCGCCAGAATTAAAACCGCCCGCGTCTGGGATCAAATCGACCGACTGACGGGCGCCCAGCTCGACGAGCTCGCGTATGAGCTTGACATCGACTGGTACGACAAAGATCTGCCGCTCGAAAATAAGCGGGCGCTTGTAAAGTCTGCCGATCTCGTTCATAGCCGACGCGGCACAAAATGGGCGGTCGAGCAGGTTCTTATCGACACCTTCGGAAGCGGCACCGTAAAGGAATGGTACGACTACAACGGTCAGCCGTTTCATTTTCGGGTAAGCACCGATTACCCGCTCGAAACGCAGGACATTATCGAACAATTCAGGAAGGCGGTCGCAGTCGCAAAACCCTGTCGGGCGGTTCTCGATTCCATCGAGTTCGCGCACTCGGGCGCGACGGGCGCCTTCACGGCGGCGGCAAGCATCGGCGTCGATATTAAGGCGGCAGGCGTCGCAATAAACATTTAAGGAGACAATTATGTGGAATGATGCAGTAGTAACGAACGCGGGCAAAGAACTGCTCGCGCAATGGCTCGGTGGCGGCGAATTTGTCATTGACAGCGCCGCAACCGGTCAGGGCACCGTGGCGGCGAGCCTGCTCATGGGACAGACCGAGCTCGTAAGTCAAAAGCAAAATATGAGCATCGTCAAAGCGGAAAATATAGGCGGCGGGCGCCGCCTTCAGCTTCAACTTACCAGCGAAGGCGTAACAAACGCTTACACGATCAATCAAATCGGCATCTGGGCGCGGCTCGGCAACGGCGCCGCAAAAATGATCGCTATCTTCCAAGACAGCACGGGAATCAGCGTCCCGACCTTTGAGCAAATGCCCGATTATGTATTCACGTTTTACGCGACGATCCAAATATCGAACAACGGCGAGCTCGTTGTCAACGTCGACAAAAGCGCGATCGTTACACGGGCGGACTTCGAGGATCACACCAGCAACAAGGAGAACCCGCACAAAGTAACGCAAAAACAGCTTTTCGACGATCTGACCGAAGCGACCGCGCTCGCGGCGGCGGACTTCATTCCCATCGAAGTCGTTGCGGACGGCACCGCAAAAAAGATCTCGAAGGAAAACCTGCACAAAGCTCTCGGGCTGAATACGACATCCATCACAGGCGCGACGGTAACGCTCGGGGCTTCGCAAACGTATTCCGGATCCGTCAAAACGCAAGCCGTCAGTTCCGTCGTTGTCGGCGGGAAAACCCTGACGGCGGGCACCGACTATATCGTTTCGGGAAACACCGGAACGAACGCGGGGAACTACACCCTTATTATCACGGGAATCGGCGCGTATGTGGGCTCTATCGCCAAATCGTGGACGATTGCGAAGGCGGCGGGATCCGTGAGCGTGGGCACGTCGACCGTCAGCGTCATAGGCGCAGTCGGAAAGACAACGACGGTAAGCGTCAGCCGTTCGGGTAATGGAACGATTATAGCCGCAAGCAGCGCGCCCGAAGTCGCCGACGTTACACTCAGCGGCTCCACTTTGACGATTAAGGGAATGAGCTCTGGATCGGCGGTCATAACGGTTACGGTCGCCGCAGGAACGAACCACCAAGCGGCAACCTGCAGGATCTCCGTCTCAGCGACGATATTCCCGAGTGTTCTCAACGACAACTCGTGGGAGCAGATTCGGTATGCATCCGACAACGGGATCGCAGCTTCGATCTGGTCGGTCGGCGCAACGAAAAAAGTCAAAGTACAGGGCAACGTCGGCGCGCAGGCAATCGACGCGGAGCTCTGGGTGTATATTCTCGGCTTCAATCATAACGCGGCTCGCGAAGGCAACAACAAAATACACTTCGGCACCTTCAAAACCGCACAATCGGGCGGGACGGACGTCGGTTTAATTGACAATGAGTACGGAAAATACTATACTGATGGACGGAAGTGTTTCAATCTCAACCACTGGAACCCATACAATTACGGTGGCTGGAAAGCCTGCGACGCTCGCTATGATATACTGGGCTCCACCGATACGCCGCCGCAGAACTATGGCGCATCGCGTCAAACGGGCGATGTCGGGTATGATGCGAGCGCGACCTGCGCGACGAACCCTGTCGCCAACACGTTGATGGCGGCGCTTCCCGCGGATCTCCGTGCGGTAATGAAGCCGATCACAAAATACACCGACAACATAGGAGGCGGCACAGGCAATGTAGCGAGTAATGTAACGACTTCGGTCGATTATCTGCCGCTGTTAGCGGAATATGAAATTTTCGGATCCAGAACTTACGCGAACAGCACGGAGCAGAACTATCAGGCGCAATATGCTTATTTTGCAAACGGCAACCCGAAGTTAAAGTATAGGCATTTAGACGTCTCTCAGACGGCTTTCTGGTGGTCGCGGTCGCCCGTTTACAGTTATAACGGTTTTTTCTGCGGCGGCGGTTCGAGCGCTTCCGCGAACTATAACTCTGCGTACTTTTCGCGGGCGGTGGCGCCGGCTTTCGCCGTCTAATCTCAGGATCCAAGCAATCACGCCCGCGACAGCGGGCGCAAAGGGATGAAAAGCCCCCGCGCCTTCCGCCCGCGAAGCGGGCGAAAATTTTCAGGAAAAAAATCATGTCAGTATTAAAATCAAACCGATCGGAAAGTAAAGCGGAATTTATCAACACGGCAAACGAGATCTACACGCGGACGATCACGTTTTTGACGCGGTTATCGGCAAGATATTCGCGCCTGCTGGCGGCGGATGTCGCGCGGCTTGCTTCCGAAGTGGTTGACAATGC